GTCACTGGTGTGGCTGACCGAACCTGTCCGCGCGGTCCAGGACGACACATTGCTGGTGAACGTGCCGTTTGTAATCGATGCCGCTACCGAGGAGCTGTCACCGACGATCAGGGCCTGGTCCTTGAAGAAGCGCATCTTGTTTGCGCCGAGCCCACAGACATACGATTGAATGGTCGAGAAGATGAACGGTATCAGCCATTCGCGCACCGATGACGACTGCGCTGCGGCGATAAACCGTGACCCAGGACGATAGGTAAAACCACCCTGCGGCAGTGGCATGATGTTTTCATAGATCGAGCCGGCATTCTGGTACTTACCAAACTGAACCCGGCCAGCCATCCGTTCGCCGAACTCACCAGCGTTAAAGCTTTCCTGGTTCGGCTGCGTAGTGACGCTCATACGGGCGGGTCACCTGGCTCGTAGGAGCGTCGCCCGCCGTTGCGTGCCAGGATGAAATCACTTTCCGGGAGCTGGTCGGCGAAGTTCTGGATGCTGTCCGCGGATTTTGCCATCGGCAGGTCCTGGTCGTGGAACTGATTGAACAGCTCCTTAGACAAGCTGACGGACTGCGCGAGCGCGGTCGCGAGCTGTGATGCGATCAGCTTCGACAATGCACGCCGAAACGTCGGCGGCATCTGGTTCGGATCGATGACGCGCGCGATATAACGCAAGTACACGTCGTCGGCATCGGTCAGTATTTTCCCGTCTTCGAGCTTGTACGGCAGCACGTCTGTGCCGTGATCCTGTTCATGGATCGACACCGCGCGCAGGAAATCGGCCGGCAGCTCGTATTCATGATCCCATTCGAACGCGGGCGTGGTCGCGAGCTGACCCAGTTTCTGGCGCTTGGTCGCCCAGTTCCAGTGATGCATCTCGCTGAGCAGGTCACGCATCTCGTCATAGACCGCTTCACACGCATTCGCCTCTTTTGTGCCGGACGTCAGCGACGTGATCGATTTTGAGTGCTTGATGAGCTGCAGCGCGATGTTGCAGATCGAGACCTCGGATGCCATCTAGGCTGCTTCCCTGACCTTGGCCGGCTTGGCCTGCGCTGCCTTCTTCGGCTTGTTCAGGTCGCGCCAGGTGCCGATGCGCTCGACCCTGGTGTCCTCGGGCGTAATCGAGACCACTTCGAACCAGCACTTCGACCAGGACTTGTCCTCGTGCTTGATGCAGACCTGGATCTCGTCACCGACGTTCAGGTAGCGGGTCGAGATGTTGTGGAAGTAGTTCTCGCTCTCGACGTCCTCGGCCGAGTGATGCTCGGGCACGTAGTTAAACCGGGAGCCGAACTTGAGCCGGTTGATATATTCAATGTCTTCTGGCCGTGAACGTGCCATCGGTGCCTCCAAATATGAAAAGAAATGGGGGCGACCCCTAAGAGCCGCCCCCGGATCCGACTAGTCGGTGTCGGTCTCTGAGATGGCAGTGCCATCGCTTATGTCGACAACGCTGCCGGTGTTCGAGAGCACCGTGCAGAACTGAGTTGTCGGGGTCGCTGTATCCGCGACGATAACCAGGTCGCGGACATCGAGCATGTTGGCGGCGTCGTTGAAGTAGCCGCTTGCCCGGATCGCAGCAATCGCATCATCGCCGCTGGTGTATACCCAGAGCTTGAAGTTATTGCCGTGAGCCAACTGGGACAGATTTGCTTTATCAAAAGCCATTTCAGTATCCTTCCTTAGCTCGTTGCGATGCCGGTGGTGTCATTGAGGTTGCCCTCGATAACGCCGCTGTCGTCGATCATGACAGCCGCACCGCTCATGCAATGGTTGATGAAATACGAGGCCCGGTCGCCGTGCCACGTAATATCCGCCGCGATGTTCTCGTTCGCCGCGACGTTTTGCGAAGCCTTCTGGATCGCGTACCCGATAGCATTCTTGTGGTACACGAAGATCTTCGCGGTGCTCGTTCCCTGACCCGGAAGGTTGGGGAGCATGCACCATTTTACGTTCATCCATTCTCTGAACATCCGGTGACCCGGAATGCCTTCGCCGAACGGAAGACCGTTAGCCCCGACATAGTCAGACGAGGCAAAGCTCTCGACCGTCATTGCCTGCGCGTAAGCGCGCGGGGTGAGGACGCCGTAACGTGCGCCGTCGTTTGGCACCGAGTTGGCATCCAGAGCTTCGACCATGCCGATCAGGCTGGCCTGGATAGCGGCGGACGACGTCACCGTGTAGGTGATGGTCGACTGCGTGGTCGCATCCAGGACCGTCGTGATCTGGTCATCGACCTTACGGCCGAGGGCCATCGCGCCGGCCTTGGCATACGCCATCCGGACATCGATGTTGGTCTTCGCTTCGTCGAGGCTGTCCGCCCAGTCGCCAGCGTAGAAGTCTGCCATAGCGACAGACGGCTGGGTGTGGGAAGCGTTCATCGGTGTGATTTCACCGTGCCGCGACTTGGTCGTTGCCGTGCCTGTTCCGAGCTTCTGGAAGTAGGCCGTGCTGCCGACGATGCCGTCTTTCAGGAAGACAGTATCTTTCAGCATCGAACCTTCACGCTGGAATACGTGATGCAGGTCCTTCTGGTAGTCGCCAATAAATGACGTATTGATTGAAGTAGACATGATTGCCCCTTTCACTTCAGGTTATTCAGGGTGCAAACGCGTCGGGATAGCCGATCCAGGTTGTCAGCGGGGTGCCCTGTCGGGGCCGCTTTTACGCCTTTGTCAGCGCCTTTCGTTTACGGTGGCACGTGTACCGGGCCGCGGGTGCGGGGTGCCGGCGGTGCCAGGGTATCCGACAGTTTCCTGTCAAATTAGTGTCGAGACAGCAGCGTCGCTGCCTCGCTCTCGTACACCCACAAGGGTGTCGAGGGTCCTGCCCAGGCGCCCTCGATATTGAACGAGAAGTATTCGCTTGCATCTGCGTAGGACATGTCCATCTCGACTTGCAGAATGTCGATGACCTTTTCGACAGAGTAAACGACGAGAGGTTGCTGCCCGCAGCGGTACCCGACGCCAATGATGGCGGCATCGAGGCCGTCAGCGGTCAGCAGCTCGTCGTCGTCCAGCTCTTCGTCTATCACCTAAAACGCTCGACCCGCGCCAACGACGCTGTTCGTGCCGTGCAGCTTCTCAGATAGCGCGTTGCGTTGCGCGTCGAGCGCAGCGGCTTTGCTGCGATCGCCCGAGTTGTAGGCCGTATGGATGTCGCGGCTGAGCTGGTCGTATTCAGCCTGAATATCCGCAGCGCCTGCCTGGCCCGATACACCGAACCGGAGCTGGCCCTCGTTGGTCAGCCGGCCTACTTCAGCCATGCGTTTGACGAACGCCGGGTGTGATCCCAGCAGCATGCCGTCTTTGAGCTCCATCTGCGCCAGCTCGGGCGTCGATGTCAGGAAGTCATTCGCAAACGCCATGTTCTCTTCGTAGCCCGCGCCCCACTCCTTGCGGAGATCGGCCTCGGCCTGCTCGAGGTACTGCTTGTCCGCGCGGCCGACCTCTGCCTGCGCCGCGGTCTCGAACTCGAAGTACTTCTGCAGCATCGCGTTGACGACCTGCTGGTTAGCGCCAGCCTGGTGCATCTCTGCGACAATGTTCTTGATCGGCTCCTGGTAGGCCTCGAACGTCTCGGCATCGACGCCTTCCGGCGCTGCGATCGCATAATCGTCGACGCTTTCCGGGACGCCCATTGCCTTCGCGAACTTGGCACGGTCTTCGTCGGTCGCATCTTCGCCCGGCATCTTTACGCGTTGCGACAGCTCCCGGTTCGCCTCATAGAGGGCTGACGCCATCTTTGCCGGGGTGGTGTAGCGATTGGCGAGCCCGAGAACCTTCTCGTCCTCGATGCCCTCCGTCCAGCCTGGTGCTGGTGCGTCGGTGGTTGTGCCCTCGGGGTTCGTGTTAGCAGATCCCTCGGGGGTAGCCGTCGTCTCCTCGGAGACAGCGCCTTCGGTTTCTTCAGCCATAATGATTTCCTAGTTATTCGGGCGAGGTAGTCAGGTCGGCATAGAGTGCCGCCTTCAGTTTCGCTGCGATCTCGCGTTTCCCCGCCCATCGTTGTAGGAGCGCGGGATCGAGCGGCGGGACCCGGCTCTCCGGATCCTCGTCTTCAGAGACGTCGTACTCACCGCACCACGTCAAAATCATGAACAGAACACGGCGGCCGACAATGTCGTCGCCGGCAAACACCTGGCGGAAATCACGGGCCACGTCGTCGGGGCCGTAGCGTTCCAGGTTGACCGACGTCACGAGGGCCTTGTGGAAGCCCTC